CAGCTCCCATCGGGCGGATACGTTGGAATCGTGGAATGTGCCAAGCATGCCCAACATCTCTTCTGCGCTCTCGTCCACACCACGGTCAAAGTATTCAACTCTGTCGCACCAGTCATCAAGCAGGCCGCCAGCATCCGCTAGGCAGTCCTTGCGCCACTTTCTAAGCGCTGCTGTTGGCCAGTAGCCGGTAGTCGTGTAGTGCAGCGACAAGGGCACATACGGCGTGTGGATCACACCCCCTACGTAGTCGGGTAGGGAAGGGCCCAACGTCTTTGGTATAGCCGATGCGTCCAGAGCGATTAGCTTCAAAAACTTGCTCCATTTTGCAGGAGGAATATTCACCGCTCCGGTCTCCCAGCGGTTGAATGTTTTGCGATCTACCTCCATTTTTAAGGCGGCTTCTGTCTGCGATAGGCCAGAATTTGTACGAGCCCAGTTCAAATCGTAATTTTTAACCATTTCGTAAGTCCTTGATTTTAAAGGAAAAAAAAATGTCCCTTTTTCATTTCATGGTACAAAAAATCTGTACCACGGAGGTATTGTAGCGTGGTACACAAATGGTACAGCTATTTGTACCTTAAGTGTACCAAACAAGGGACAAACAAGGGACAAACAAGGGACAAACGTGTACCATGCGAGGCAAGCGCGGGGGTGTACCATAAGGGGTGGGGCCCATGAAATGGGAGGGCCCCCGGTGGTACACCTCGAGCCTAGGGTATTTGGTACAGGGCTTTTGACATAAAAGCAACAGCATAAAATATTTACAAGAAAATTGTTGTACTAAGCAAAAAATGGCCTATACTTCAATTTATCGCAACATCGCGATGACACATACAAACGGAGTTCAAAATGGCTAAGACAAAACTGGTGGTGGAGTTGAACGAAGGCAGCGTCGACCGCCTCGGTGTCCTGTTGGCTCAGATCGCTGATCTGACGGTACAGGCTGATGCGATCAAGGACGCGATCAAGCTGGGTGGTCAGTCGCTTGAGGGTTCGCTCTTCAAGGCCGCGCTGGTCGACTGCGACCGCAAAATCTTTGACAAGGAGTTCTTCGTTGAGAAGAACGGTGCGGCGGTCTACGATGGCTACACCAAAAACACGGTTTCGGTTTCGGTTCGGGTTTCTTCACGTTAATCAAACGGGGCCTCGGCCCCTCACTTTCAAGGAGCTTCTCATGCATCGCTACGCATCATCTTCCAAGCAGTCCACCTTCCGCAGTGACTACGCCCTGTCTGACGACCAGTTGGCCCGTTACGCCCCCAGCGTGATGGCCAGCGAGGCTCACAGCGGCACCAGCAGCCACTATGCCTTCGTACCCACCATCAAGGTGATCGACGGCCTGCGCGCCGAGGGCTTCCAGCCCTACGAGGTCCGCCAGACCAAGGTCCGTGACCAGAGCAAGCGTGAGTTCACGAAGCACATGGTGCGCATGCGTCACGCCAGCAGCATCGCCACCAAGGACGAGGTGCCCGAGATCATCCTGCTCAACAGCCACGACGGCTCGTCGAGCTACCAGTTGATGTCCGGGGTATTTCGCTTCGTGTGCTCCAACGGCATGATCGCTGGCGACGTGTTCGACGACATCCGCATTCGGCACAGCGGCAACATCGTCGGTGACGTCATCGAGGGCGCAACCCGGGTGCTCGAGAACACGGCGCTGATCGCGGACCGCATCAATACCTACAAGGCGATCACCCTTGAGCAGCCGGAGCAAGCGGCGCTGGCCACGGCGGCCATGCAGCTGCGCTGGGGCGACGCCGCTCCGATCAAGTCGATATCCTTGCTGCAGGCAAACCGCTGGGAGGACAAGAAGCCCGACTTGTGGACCACGTTCAACCGGATTCAGGAGAATGTGCTCAAGGGCGGCGTCCAAGGTCGCTCCAGCACCGGGCGTCGCACTACCACCCGGGAAGTAGGTGGGGTCAGCGAGAACGTGAAGCTGAACAAGGCGCTTTGGGTCTTGATGGACGCCATGGCGAAGATGAAGCAAGATCGGGACACGGACCAGTTCATTGAGCGCTTCGACCACGCCTACAACTAATCAACCGGGGGCTGCGGCCCCCATCAATCGGAGAACAGCATGGATTACGATTTTGTAGAACACGACCTGTTGACGGAGATGGAGCGCACCGCGTACGGGAAGGGTGACACCACCACGGCACAATTGCTGGGCAAGCTGATCGAGGCGCAGGACATGATCGAGGGACTGCGGCAGGACCAAGAGGACTCTGAGGTCGTCAGGCAGGACCTGCGTGACGAGATAAAGGACCTCCGGGCCGACTTCAAGACCATCCGCACGGCGCTCACGGACCTCCAGAAGCTGACCGATGGCTACTAAAAGCCCCACCAAGGCCCCTGCGCGGGCCCCAGAGAGCGTTCAGGAGTACCGGATGCCCAAGGATGTCGCCAACTGGATCGACAGCGCCAGCAGCCGCCTAGCGCATCTGACGAGCACGGTGGAACGGCTGAAGGAGGAGAACGCAGCGTTGCGAAAAGCCAACAAGGTTATGGAAACGCGCATGATGGGCACTTCACAGGAGTAAGACATGGCCGAACTTTCCAACTTTCAAAAGCAAATCCTCTTTGGGCAGCGTGGCGAGCCGCTGTACACGCAGCATGAGTTCGATCAGGCACTGGCCGCGGCCAAGGCCGAGATCATGACGATCGCGATCGAGACGACCAAGCAGGCCATCGCGATCGAGCGCGAGGAGTGCGCACGGTTGGCGGACAACTGCGTGAACATCGAGGGTCTGGGTGACACCATCCGGGCGAGGGCGGTCAGGAAGCCGCACTAGGGGTAAACCACTACAAGATAATCTTGTAAGTAATTTAACTCCGTGTTACATTAATGACTCACCAACACACAAACACACGGAGAAAGAGTATGAGCTACGCTGACCTCACCGACACACTCAAGCGCAAGTTCGCCGCCTACGACGCGAGCGCCTGTGACTACGCGATCATGGACTGCCACGCAACGCTCAAGCTCTGGGGCGACAAGGTCGACCCGGAGTACGCCCGCAAGCTCTGGGCTGAGATCGATGCCCTGCGCGACCGCAAGATGGCACTGGCACGGAGGACAACAGCATGAAGATCGACACGCGCTACGACCCCAAGCCGGGGCCCAGCCAGAAGTTCGACTGGGAGGCCACCTTCGAGGGTTACGACGAGGGCGACCCGGTCGGCTACGGTGCGACCGAGCAGGAGGCCGTGCAAGCTCTGCTGGACGCGGCGGGCATGGAGGAGGTACACTGCGACCATTAACGCGCTGCAAGATGCGCTGAGAGGGCTACAAATGGCACGGCCAAAGGGCACACCAGATTACAAGAACATCGCGCAGCTTAAAGACGAGATTATCTCGTGGCTCTCCGAAGGCGAGACGCTACGCTCGTATTGCAGGCAGGATGGAAAACCAAGCTACTCTGCGATCTACGGCTGGCTCGAACAAGACCCAGCTTTCACGACACGCTTCGCACACGCGCGGTCTATAGGCCACGACGTAATTGCGGAAGAAACCCTGCACATTGCGAACACCCCCATCGAAGGCCAGACGGTCACCGAGACTGAAGAGGGCGTCACGATCAAGCGTGAGGATATGCTGGGCCACCGCAAGCTGCAAATCGAGACCCGCTTGAAGCTACTCGCAAAGTGGAATCCCAAGAAGTGGGGTGACCGCACGGTGCTCACAGGCGACGACGCGAACCCCATTGTGATAGAGGCAAACTTCGACGTGTTCGGCGAGATGCTCAAGAACCTGTCACTTAAGCGACAAGCCGGGGAGCAGTAGCATGCACATCAGGATAGCGCGCTTCTCGCTGCTCATCATGCCCGAGCGCCCCATGTGGACCAACGCCATCGACGGCCAGTACGGACTGGCCATCACCGACTGGTACCGCGCGCCGTGGCAGTGGGGCCTGCGCATCAGCCTGCTGCTGGGGCACAAGCGGCCCTTCGCGCGCATCACGACGTACTCGTGCCCGATGCTAGGTGCCGCTGACACCGTCAAGACGCTGGACTGCGTGCTGCCTTCGAAGAAGCGCGCGCCGCAGCCGCCAAGCCGGTCGGCGCTCACGCGCTGGCTGCGGCTGTGAACAGTGACCTGATCGAGGCGCTGCAGGACCCCAAGGTCCGCGAGCAGTATGCAAAGCTCCCCGAGCGCCACCGTATCGCATTCGAGTGGCGCGCACGCTGGCTGATGGCAGCCCACCAGCACCAGCTCGAGCCCGCGGGTGACTGGTGGTCGATCTGGCTCATGCTGGCCGGGCGCGGCGCAGGCAAGACGCGTGCCGCCGCTGAGCACATCGGCTGGTGGGCGTGGGAGCACCCTAACACGCGCTGGCTGGTCTCTGCCCCCACGTCAGGCGACTTGCGCGGCACATGCTACGAAGGCGACTCCGGGTTGCTGTCGGTCATCCCGCCGAAGCTGGTGGAGAAGTACAACAGCTCCCTGCACGAGATCACGCTAATCAATGGCTCACTTATTAAAGGCATCCCGGCCAGTGAGCCCGAGCGCTTTCGCGGTCCACAGTTCCACGGTGGATGGCTCGACGAGATAGCCGCATGGGACTACCTGCAAGAGTCATGGGACATGATCCAGTTCGGCATCCGGCTGGGCACGCACACCCGGCTTATAGCGTCGACCACGCCCAAACCCAAGGACATCGTGATGGACCTGATCGGCCGTGAGGGCAAGGACGTGTCGATCACGCGCGCCAGCACGTACGCCAACATAAAGAACCTCGCACCCTCATTCCAGAAGCAGATACTGCAGTACGAGGGCACCAAGCTCGGCCGCCAAGAGATTCACGCTGAGATCATCGACCCGGAGGAGGGTGGCATCGTCCAGCGCGACTGGTTCAAACTGTGGCCCAACGGCACGCCGCTACCCAAGTTCGAGTACATCATCCAATCGCTGGACTGCGCCACCAGCGAGAAGACGGTCAACGATCCGACGGCGCACATCACACTGGGTGTCTTCAAGCCAGAGGACGGCGGCATGTGCGCGCTGATCATCGACTGCTGGCAGGAGCACATGCAGTACCCGGACCTGCGCCCCAAGGTGCTCGACGAGTATGAGGTGGTCTACGGCGAGGGCAAGAACAAGAAGCGCGTGGACCTGCTGCTGGTCGAGGACAAGTCCGCGGGCATCTCGCTCATTCAGGACTTGCAGCGCGCAGGCGTGCCCGTACGCGCGTACAACCCGGGGCGCGCCGACAAGGTCCAGCGCCTGTCGATCGTGGCCAACATCATCAAGGCCGGACGCGTCTGGATACCCGAGTCAGGCAACCGCAGGGGCTACGTGCGGGACTGGGCCGAGGGCATGGTCAGTCAGATATGCAGCTTCCCCGAAGGCACAGCGCACGACGACTTCGTGGACGCGATGAGCCAAGCCCTGCGCTACCTGCGCGACGCGGGCTGGCTCACGATCGACTTCCCCAAGGAATGGGTCGACGAGGACGACTACGTTGACGCAGGCGCCCGGAAACGGGAAAATCCGTACTCAGCATAGTAAAATGCCCAAACAACTGGAGGCTCCGTGACCCCAACCACCGAACAAATGCGCATGGTACTCATGGCCAAGGGCGGCGCCGCTACCCAGTCAACCCGGGTGAAGATCGAGGCCGAGGGCCCGGGCGGCGTCAAGGGCATTGTGGTGCCCCGCCATATGCTGGAGGGCAGCAAGACTTCCGGCGTAGCCGGTATGCATGAGCTCAACAAGGCCCGAGCCGAGGTCTACGGCGCCGAGAACCGACCACCACTGAACGTCGGCAAGATCGGCAAGATTCACAAGGAGGTGCTCGCCGAGCACTTCGCCAAGCCGCTGACGCTGCAATCGGCCGAAGAGAATGCCGCCCTCGAGCGGCTGCGCGCAGCCAAGCATATCGGCCGTAGCGCTGACA